ATTAGCCATAAATCAATTCCTCCTTAAATTTTATTATTTTATTATTTCTTAGGTATTAATGAAGTCCAATCTTCTTTTTTCTTAAGTGAAAAATTAAAAATTGGAATCTCTGTATCAGTTTTCTTAGGTTTCTTTGCAAATTTTGCAGATAATTCTTTTGAAGCATACATAAGTTTAAATTCTTTATCCATATCTTCTATAGATAAATTTTTCTCTTCTACTGATTTAATTTCCTCGATAGATAATACTTTAGAGAAATTTTCAATTAATTCTGCTTTAAGTTGTAATTGTTGTGCTTCAAATGCTTCTTGTTGCTGTTTTATAATTTCAGATTTAAATTCTAACAGGGAAGTATTATCATTTTTAAGAGTTTCATTAGAATTAATAAGATTTTCATTTTCTGATTTTAGAGTATTAAACTCTGATTGAAGTTTAGTATAATTACTTCTCATTTTATCTAATTCTGCTTTTTCTTCTTGAGTAAGTCTTTCTTGAAATAATTCAATTCTTTCACTTTCAAAAGATACATTATCACCATCTTTTTTATATCTTTGACGATATATTTTTGTTCCTTCCCAATTTTCATACTCAAATTTATCATCATATACTTGGTCAATAAAATACCATTCATTATCTTCTGTTTCTACAGGAGACAATAATTTATATAATGCGTATCTAATTTCAGAATGAGAAAGTTCAAATGATTTAATAAATTTTTCTGTTTCTAATTTTAATTCTGTAACTTCTACAACATTTTCTTCAAATACTTCTTGTTTAGGTACTTCATTTGTTTCTTCAATTACTTCTTCAATATTTTCAGTAGTGAATTCATTTAATTTAATTTCTAAATCTTCTAAACTTATTCCTTCAATATCAAATGGTAAATTATCAAATGTAAAATTAAACTTTTCTAGTAATTCTTTGATATTTTCGTCCAAAACATTACCTCCTTCTTCTATGGCATTATTTATATTACTATATTGAGTAAGAGTGTCTTTTAGCTCTTGCATCATTATAATAAACTTTTCTTTAAAATTACCTTTTGAAAATGTACTAGTGGTTGCTAACGCATTCTCCATACCTGTACCAAAATCCTTATTAAGAAAAGTAATTCCCTGATACCTATAATCAGTAATATTATAAACTTTGTCTTTAGCATTATAAGAGTATGAATCTATTAATATTTCCATTGATAATTTTATTTCATTATCTCTTTCAATAATATCTTGAGCATAATTTGAATATTCTTTCCAAATATAACAATCTACAAATACATAATTTTTATCATTAAATTTTTCAATTGTATGATTGCAATTCTCAGGTACTAATCCTATTGGTGTTTCTTTATAAATTAATTTATATTCCCCTTCATTTATCTTACTTTCTTCTATTGCCATATCGTGACCACCAAATTGAGGTTGATCGTTTTCATCAAAAATTACATTAGCAAGAATCGGAATATTTTTAATTGAATCTTTTGTCTTCTCCATATTTTCTACATTAAATTCGCTTCGATTTGGATTTATCTGGTCATGGCAAACTCTAAGCCTCATTTTGATGAATTTATCAGAATCAAAACTATTATCTATTTCATAAGTAGTACCAAGAGATAAATGTTGTAATTCTTTTGCTATGTTCAATATTTTCACCACCTTTCTAAAAAATCATTTTATTGCTAAAAGTAAATTGTTTTTTATCTATTTGTTTAAAATTAAATAATAGGGTAGGGGAGTTTTCAAAAATAAAAAAACCATTGTTATTAGACAATAGTTTAAATCCTTCTTGGAGCAATTTATTTTTTAGTTCTTCAGAAAAACAATGAATGAATTTCAAATAGTTAATGCCTCCTTTATAATACTATTATGATGCGGTTTGTAATTTATTTTCTAATTGATTTAATATAATATTTAATTCTTTAGTAAGAATTTGTTCTATGTTGTCAAAATCCCAATAGGGAATACGGATTAATTTTATATTGTTATTTTGACAGTATTCATTTTTTAATTTGTCATGGATTTGTAAAGTTTCAAATCCGTCATCTTTATATTGTTTTATATAATGAAATATTCCATCATATTCAATCAACATTCTTAATTGAGTCATTTCATCATCCCAAAATACAGGAACGTCGAATTTTAATAAACCACCTTTAACTCCTTTGAGATCATTAAAGGTATATTGCTTATCATGTGAAATATTATAATATGTTAATATATTATTAATTTCTTTTTCCCCTTTAGATATTATGCATTCTGAGCATTGTTTAGTTCCTGTTATAAAATTATAAAATCTTATTAAAAATGTATTCCCACATTTACATTTTATATTAACCCAACTACTGCCATTTTCATAATCCTCTTCTTGTGTGAGTAATTCACATCCTGTATCATTTACAAATATTTTTGCTTTATCGTAAGTCCATTTTACTCTTCCACATTTATAACAATATTGCTTGTGTTTTACTTTGCTTATAAAGTTTTCAAAAGATGTCATAAACTCATATTTACCACAACCACATAAAATTATTAATTTTTGAGAAGTATTTTTATATTCACTATCTTTAGTAATTAATTTACATCCGCTATCACTTTCTACTTCTATAAAATTCTTAACCATATTATAAGTCCATTTTGTCCTTTTTGAACATTTATTACATTGTCTTTTATTTTGATAAACAAAATTATTATAATCTGTTTTAAATTTTTCTTCGCATTTACATAAAATTATTATTTTTTGACTAGCATTAATATATTCATCTTTTAAAGTAATTAATTTACATCCACTATTACTTTCAATTTCAATGAATTCCTTTACTTTTTCATAGCTTATTTTTATACCATGTGTCATTTTATACCTCCTTATTTTTATGTTTAAAAATAAGGAGGTAGAGGGGATATCATCACGACATGCCATACCTCCAAATTTATCTATTATTATTTTCTTTATCCTGCGAGATTATCGTATTATCAGCAGGATCATCAGTATTTGGACGACCACCTTTATCATCTTGACTACCAGAAGATTGATTCATATTAGCAGGAACAACCCAATTTGATTTTGATTTAATTATATTCTCATATTCTAATGTTGCATTATAACAATCACTTGAATGTCCTACCTTTGTAGATAATGCATTCAATGATCCACCAATTGTAGTTAGCTTATATTCATTATCAATTACTTCTTGCTGATTATACCAAGTGGTTTTCCAAATATTAAGTTTAAATGTATATTTCTTTCTTAAATTAACATTTGAAATACGATAATTAAACCAACTCTGAATCTTATCTAACATACTAAAAACTAAAGATTGTATGTAAATTAAATTTTGTGTAATACCTACAGATGAATTTGTACTTGAACCTCCAAGCAATAATGGATTTGCTCCTGCTTGCATATATGCCATTGATTTAGCAAATTCAGCTAAGTTAGTTTTTTCATTTTGTATACTTCTAAATGGAATTTCACGCAAAGGATATGGAGATCCAGTTATAGTAACTTTATCAGAGACCCCCGAAGCTACAACATTCACCCATTGAGATACAACATCAGGTTCTACAAGTGGGATTCCAGTTTCTTTATCGTGTGGAAATTCAATATTTATGAGTTTAATTGAATCATCTCTAGAACTCTCAATCTCTTCATCAATTAAATCATTTAATAAATATAATTCAGTAAATAATTGACTATATAAAGGCAAGAAAAAAGTATCATTATCTCCACCTAATTTAATACAACAAACTTTATCACTAGGTAGAGGTTGCCATTCTGGATACCTTAATCTATCTGAATTATTTTTATATTTATTATATAATATTTTAAATTCATCAGGATATATTTCTTCCCATGCAAATTCAGATAATTCATTATCTCTTGCTAATTCTTCAAAATATTTGAAGTTAAATTCAACTGCAAATTGTCCATTTTTTATAGAACGCAATCTAACATATTTTATAGGCAAATCCCATAAATAAGGGAAATTACCATCGTTCTTTTCAAATCCACAATAACCACCGTATCTAACTAAACTTTCTAAAATTCTACGTCCTGTTTTTTTTATATCTATATTGTCAATATATCTTCTAACAGTAGAAAATTCATTATTAAAATTTTTTAAAAGTTTATTTAATATATCTTGTGATTCTTCTTCAGGCATTTCTTTTAAAGTTTGATTATTGATTTCTTCTTTTAATTTTTGCATTGTATAAAAATCTGGTTGAAGATAATTATCTAATGTTGCCATATTAGTAGTTAAATTAACTAGAACTTTATACATGCCTTCAGGTGCATATAAATTATCAGATAAGTCAAGTATCTCATTTTGAAATTTTTGTGGATTACCTAACCATAGTTTTATTTTGTCAATTGTTACATTTTTTAAATTTCTTCGTTTATTTGTAAAAAGACCACCTATTCTTGATAAGGAAAAATTTTTAGCTGATTCCCATGATTTTTTTAATGAGAATAGGGTAGGAGAGAGGTTTTTATTGTTTTGATCTGACATTTAAAACCTCCTTTCTGGTTATTATTAATGTAATAATTTATTGTTGTATATTATTTTTATCTTCTTGCTCTTGATGATTTATTTGCTATTGCGAAATATGATGATGGTGAGATGTTTATTATTGCTCTTTTAACTTTATCTTCAAAATTTTTAATATACCATAATCCATAAGCAACCGCAAAAAATCTATCTCTATCAACTGATTTGGTAACTTGTTCTACAGATAATTTACCACCTTGTAAATGTTTAATTTTTAAATTAGCAACTTCTTCTACAAATAAATCTGTTTGTACTTTTGGTAAAACTACATTATTTATATAATCTTCATTGCTTAATGAATAACTATTATCTTGATGTTTATCTAATATTTGAAGTTTTTTCCCTTCAACAACATCAATAAAATTTACAATTATATCAGAGTTAATACCTTGTGAGTGAAGTGCATATAAGCATTTTTCTGAATTAGGAACATCTGGTTCATTGTCTGTATTGATAGTATCCCAACATTTTAATACTTCTTTGGTAATTGGATCTATTTGTTCTTTTAATAATTCATCAATAATTCCTTTTCCTAATCCATTTTCATCACAAATAGCTTTTTTAGCATTATATAAATTTCTTATTCTTTTAAATTCAACTGCTTGTGCTGTAAAATTTAATCCTTGTTTTAAATTAATTAAGTTTACTAATTGCATATTTATAATTCTATCTTCTTTATTTCTTTTAACTTTAATAATAGCAATAGAAGATTGATTGTTGCTAGATTTTTGAGAACGTGCCACATCCATACTAACATAATAATCAGATTTACCATCATATATTAATTCAGGAGATGTTAATGTTCTTAATTTTAAAAGTTTAGTAATATCAACTAACGCGCCATCTGAGCTTCCACACCATTTCGACTCATAATTTTGAGCAAATGCAATAGGAGACATATTTTTCTTTTTGTCTAAAATTTGTTGTTTAGTTGAACCTCTTCCATACCAACATCCTAAATGCCAATCTGAACCTATAACTATTTTACCTTCTAAATTTATCATGTCTTCTTTCATACGAATACTTCTAGTAAATTCGTCACTGCCTCTGAAGCCAGCAGTTGTATAAAAATTTACTTTTTGACTTAATTCTTCAGGATTTAAGATTCCTAAATCACCAACAGTTAATCTACCATGTTCAACAATTGGAAATAATGAATCTTGAAATGTAAAATCATCTATTAAAGCAGATTCTTCAATCATAATTACGTGTCTTCTCTGACCTTTTGAAGTTGAAGAATTTGCTAATACATCTATCCGAGAATTATTTACGAATTTAATTTCTGCATCACTTTTAGAAAATTTAGCATCATAAATTTCATTTTTAAACCAAGGATATTTTTTTAATATATCATTATATTTATCTTTTAATAATTCTGCTGCATTTTCCTTTGTTTGTGCAGTAAGTGCAAATTCTATACCTGGGAAAAATACACATGCTATAAACATTACAATTTCTTCATTGAATGTTTTACCCCAACCTCTGGGGTACACACCATACATACTTAAAAATCGCATTGCTATTCTCATAAAGGTGCGTTGATCAGAATGTAATTTTATACCACCTTTTTTTGGTTTAATTAAATCTAACCATAAATCAGGATAAAATCTTGCCCAAGAAATAAAATCTACATATTTATCTAAATTACTTCTAAATTGATTATTTTCTTCTTCTCCTTTTGGATTTACTGTACTATTAAATTCTGGATTATAATTATTTCTACTTTCTTTTGTTGTATGTTTTGCATTTTCACTTTGAAAATTGCCATAAGATGACATTTAAACACCGTCTTCTTTAATAAAAACTTTTATTTTATCTCTATTTTTTTCTGTAGTATCATCAGTAAATATTCCATAAGGATCACCATATTGTTTGATATAATCTTCTTTTCTTCTATCATAGAAAGAGTATACATCTTCATAATTACACGGTGGTAAACCACCTAAATCTCTAATATAATTTACATAGCACCAAATATTAAAATCTAAAGCATCATTTGGCCTATATTTAAATCTAGGAAGAATAGGTATAATATCAACTTCTTTTTCAACTGCTTGAGATAATTCTGAAAAAGTAGAAAGTCCATCTGATAAATCTGCTTTACTTAATTGACTTGGATTAATTTTTGCTGATGTTGCTGCCTTATTTGCAAGTTCTCCCCATTCTTTTGCTTCTTTTACATCCCCTTTTGCTGTTGCAATTTCTTCTTTTACTCTATATCTAATATAATTTAATAATGCTTCAGTATGTAAATTTGTTATTTCTTTATAATTATTTTTTAATAAAACGTATTTTCTTTCAAACGCTTCAAATTCTTCTTGTTTATAACCCTTTCCCCATTTATCTATTATTTCATTTGTAACTATAAAATTAGATTTATAATCTAATTGAGATATATTTTCACTAGTTAAATTATCATAATTTAACTCATTTTCAATCTCTGGTAAAAATTTAGAATCAGACCATCCTAATTTTCTATATTGTGTCATTGCAATATTTTTCATATAGACACCAAAATGATCATTATTATCATCTAAAGAAGATTTATATATGTTATATAAAAAGGGACGATCAATAAGTCTCAATGTTTCTTTTATTTTATCTAAACTAACATTCCCTTTTTCATCTGCAATCATCTTTTTCAAACAAATTTTACAGTATGGGATACGCCCACTTTGATGAACAGGATTATAGCTAACATAATAATCTGTAGGTTTTTTAGGTTCAGTACACGCAGCACAATTTATTTGAGATACTTTTTTTTGTGATTTCAGAGATGAATTATTTTTTTTTAATGGAGGCAATTATTCCACTCCTTTTATAATATATTTAGATAACATTATTTAATATATTATAGTATTTATATTTATCTTCTAATAGATTATCAAATTCAAAACTATAATACCTTTTAATAAACTCTTCAAATTGTTTTGGTGTATTTTTACCGTAAAAATAATATTTATGATATAAATCATGCAATGGTTTTACTAAACATACTCCTAATGGATATCTTTTATGTACTTCAATTAATTTATTTTCCAATATTTTTAATTCATAATCATTATAATCATGTATAGTTTCTCTTAAATTAAATTTTATCTCTTGTAATGTTTCTGATAAAATTAAATCAAATCCATATAAATGATGAATGTCGTCAAACCTCAAATTTGTTAAAACACATTTATATAAACAATTTTTCATGGATTCTTTTTTCCAATCAATTAAAACACTTCTTAAATGATTGTGAATTGGAGTAATACCACCTTTCCAAGTGTGATGATTTTCTCCACCATATGCTTCTGTATAACAATATTTACAAGCTATATGACCTTGTTGTACAGCATTATAACTTATATCTTGAATTTCAAAAGGATGTTTAAAACAAATGCATTTTATTAATGTTCCAGAATTAACATAAACTTCATTATCTATAGGACTAAGATTATTTTTTAATAAAAAATCAAAAACATATTTTTGTTCTAAACGTCTTGATTTTGCACTTTTTTCTAAACCACAATAATAACATCCTTTTTTATTACTCAAATTAGCAAAAGAAATATGTTGAACACCTTTACAAATATGATTTGAACAAATATATGGCAACAATGTTTCATTATTTTTATAATCACTTTTATTGAATAATGGTTTATAATTATTTGATTCAAATAATTTATATACTTCATCTATATTTTTTCTTTTTTGTTCATTACGCAATTCATATGAACATGTTCTACAATTTCTACCTTGAGAAAAATTACTATAACTTACTCTCCAAGGATGCCCTTTAGAACATTCTAAAAGCAAATAACTTCTATTATTTTCATATTCTTCTAAACCACTAATAATTTTATATCCTCTTTGTTCAATTTCTTTTTTAATTACTTCACGATCTTTCTTAGCCATTTAATTCACCAATCCCTTCTATTTTATAATCCTTTCTGCTTTTTCTATCTAATTTCTATCTATAAAAATAAAAAGAATTGGTGCATACGCAGAAAGGAAGAGGGAGCTACCCTCAATCATCTACACCAATTCAAAATAAACAAATATATATTATAATTTTAGTAAACACAAATAACACCTGATTTCTCAAGTGTCATATAATCTACAAAACTTTATATTTATAGTCAATCAATTACATATAAAATTAATAATTCAAATCTACATCTATAAATCCTACATATCTATAAATTCAACACAATAATCATCATCACTTAATAAACCATCTTCTTTTGCCATGTCAAATAAAACACATTTCCCAGCAATAGCATTATTAAACATTTCTCTTTTAATATTTTTATCCACTACAGCAAAATGATATCTATAACCTCTTGCACTATCGCTTCCATAAACAAATCTAATTGAACTATCATTATTAAATCTAATCTCAAAATAATCCTTAGACAAATTTATTCTTTTAATATGTTTCTTAATTAAAATCTTAAACTGTTCTTCATTAATCATATTCCTAAATTGTTCAATCTTATTTTTATTACTATAATAAAATATCACATTAATCTTTTCATTCTCTATACATTTAAATAAATACTTATAAAATGTACCATGTATAATTTCATATTTTGCTAATTCTTTTAAAATATTATATTGTTCATTATCATCTACCATAATAATTCTCCTTTTATTCAATAATTTAATATCAAAACAAAATCTAACTTTTATATATACTTTTACATATACTTATCAACACTTACTCACTATTTTAAAACATAAGAAAATCTACTCCAAAAATAGAGTAGATTCAATATATCTTAATATTAATCTTAATATTTACTACGTTTCATATTATTACAAATAACTTCTGATACATTTTTACTTAATTCATTAACATCTATATCTTTACTAATATTAATCTCACATTTAATTTCATTACTACTATTTAATTTACTTCTCTCATATGGAATATTAGTTTTCCATACTTTATGATTCCTAATATTACCTTCATGATTACATTCCCATACTGCAATCTCAGTAACTAACTTAGGTAAATTATTTTTATCATTTTTTAAATCATGAATATCTTTACCTTCATTATTTATTGTAATACCATTTGCTAACATTATATTAATACTATCATCAATATTTTTAATTTTATCATTTTCAATACCATACTCACTATATATTAATTGCCAGTCATACTTCTTAATTAAATCTAATGTTTCTCTAAGAGATTTTAATGTTACAATATAATTATTCATCTCATTATTATTTCTAAACCTTGTAAGTCTGTCATTCAAATGATTTGCTTCTTTTTTAAGATTTTTAATAATATCATCATAGAAATTATTATCGTTTTTATATAGTAACTCACAAGTCTTATATTTTAAATTTTCATCAAGATATATTGGAATACCTTTATAATAATACGTATGATTTTTCAAAATCATATTTGGTAAATCTACCAATTCTTCAAAGAATTTTTGATCACATACTATTTTTATTACATTTTTTAAATCTCTTCCTCTAAAATTATCTATATTCATATTTATACCTCCACGATGGTCAGGTCATCACCCAAATATTTGCATATTGTTTTAACAATACACAAGTAAATCTACTCAGATACCTATTCTATTAATAATAAAATATGTAAGAGTAGATTTTATCTATATTGTTAATTTAAAATTCTAATTAAATCCTAAAAACTTACCCATAGCATCTTTTGCATCACCAAATCCAATATTCTTCCCAACACAAAATAACTCATATAAAACATTCCTCAAACATCCATTGCAGTCGCATTCTGCATTTTCAATCCTAAATGCATAATTTTCAATTAATTTAACAGTTTCTAATAACTCATCAGAAATATCTTCTTGATTATAAATGCAATTTCCACAATCCATATCATCATCTATGTAAATTTCATCTTCATTACATTCATCACATTCACCACAACAATCTACTTCCTTGCACTCTTCACAACATACATCACTATCACAACCATCACAATTGCATTCACAATCACCATTAACTTTTTCTAATTCCGCACAAAAATCTTGATAATCTTCAAAATCATATTCTTCTCCATCAATATAAAATTTAGAAGCAATAAATTCCATAGTCTCATCGTCATAATAATGTTTAGTTTTTAATTCCATGTTTGAAATTTCTCCTTTTAATTTAAAATAAATATTATTTGTTTGTGTTTTATTTACAATCTAAATAATATCATCTATTGTACAATCTTCGCCAATTATATAATCTACAAATCCCTTTTCTTTAGCCTCTTTAGAGTACATGTAAAATTCTACTCTGTAATTTTTATCATATTCTTTTGAAGTTAATTTACTTTTAGATAATACGTGTTCTTTTATTCTTTGTTCACGTTGATCTTCAAATTTCATTGCATCCTTTAATTTTGCACTAGAATTATACATGAAATTTTGTCCATCATGTAGAAGGTATGTAGCATTTTTAGTTGAAAATCTCTTTGAACCTGAAATTCCGATGAGTAGCCCCATTGAATATTGATACCCAATATTAATAGTATAAACAGGAGTTTTACTTGCTAAAATAACATCAATAAGACTAAATCCATCTACAACAGAACCACCATTACTAGTACAATATAATAAAATAGGTTTGCGTTCTGATATTTCTAAACCTTTATCTTCAGTATTAAATCTAAGAATATGATAGGTAATATCATTTAATAAATTTTCATCAATTTCAAAGTTAATGTATAATTTTCTTTGTTTTAAATCTTCAATTTGAAATTTATCTTCTAAACTATAATTCATAACTTCTTTCATTTGTTCAGTCATAGTAATCACACTATCAACCTTTCAATTTAATTTAAAATGTATTACTATTAATTTTTACTTCTTCTTACCAACAATTAAAATTGGTAATCCATTTTCATTCCCATCTCCAACCTTACACCAACAATTCCACAATTCACTAAACTTTTCTATATCATCTGCATTTATAATTTTACAATTATGCTCTTCAGTAAATTTAATCAATTCACTATTAATCACATCAATACCATTAATCTCATTAATACCACCAACATTAACATCACCAAATCTACTTTCTACTTTAAAAATAACCTTATCATTCCTATCAAATTTCTTTGTATCAATATTAATGATAGGAATACCTTCATCAGTAACATCAACAATACTAACATCACCTAAATGTTTTTGAATTAAATTCAAATCTGACATAGGATGATAAGAATTAGCAAGACCATTAATTGCAAAATAAGCACTCATAATATTTTACCTCACAATTATATTAATTACTTAATTGATTACTTAACTAAAAATTCTTTTGCTTTTTCAGTAATAATATTTTCTATTTCCTTAACTACTTTACCTTTTACATCAGATACTTTTGCTTCAACATAACTTCTTATCATAGTTTCATCAATAGGAAGTTTCTTATTTTTTAGAATTTCTACAATAGTACTAACAGCACTTTCCTTTTTCATGTTATTTGACATATCAGAGAATTCTTGATTAATTGCTTTTATTACATTTTCAATAATAGTTTCTTTTAATTTATTCTGTTCTGTAGAAGTTTGAATATTAATTAAATCTTTCTTACTATTGATAAAACTAATTATCGCTTTACCTGCAAAAGTTACAAATGCTGAAATTATAGTTGCTAGTGCTAATGCTATTTGAGTATATAAATCTTCCATAAAAACATACCTCCTATTATTTTAGTTTAGTTTAGTTTAGTTTAGTTTAGTTTAGTTTAATATTTAAATATAACTATTAATAATACATTCTAATCCTTTCTCATCATCCCAAATAAATGCTTGTGCTTTTTTCTGACTTCCAACATATCCACTATTATAAGTCCAAGCATCATTCCCAGAAATAGAACTAATCCAACGCATTATAATTCCATTTTGTTCATCTACAATCTTCTCTTTATGGAAATGTGACAAATGAAATTCTCTATATTTTGATTTTCCCCATAATTCAGGTACATCATTTTGCATACAATAAATTATATTTTTACGTTCATCTGCACCATGAGCAAAACCTAATAAATTTTTACCAATAAGTCTATATTTTCTATTATTAAAAATAGAATCAACTTCAATATTATCATTATTTAAAAAATGCCAATACATTGCTTCTGTCATAGTAAACGAAGTTAGTTTATCGTGATTTCCACCTACATAAATAATCTCGACTGGAGCAATTTCTAAAAGTTTATGTACAATCTTGATAATATTTTTTAATAATATTTTATATAATACATCATATTTTACATCTGTATCTTGAATCGTTCCTTTTGTAGTTGTGCCAAAAATATTATCAATATTTGCTATGTCTTGACCAAATGGTAAAATTATTTTCTTGATATTATAAAATTTTGTTTTTTCTATAATATCATTAACTACTTGCCATAATCTTTGTATTCCAATTTCTGTAGAATATTCATTTCTAGTTTCATCAATCATACAAAGTTTATCAATATGAACATCTGCAATATTAATTTCTAATGTTTTACCAGAAATATTATATGGTTTAGTTTCTACAATTGGACTATCTAGATCAAGATTTTCTAATACTTCTTTTACCCATGATGTATCAAATTTAGTTTCTCTAGGTTTAACCACAATCTTACTCGAATACAAAGTTAATATTCCATCTTGTTTGTTTGCAACATTCCATATATTATTTCTTGCAGATACTAATTCCCATGCTAATATTGAAAATCCGTGTTTTTCAAGAAGAAAATTAACATCTTTTGCTTCTTCTTGATTCATAATTATAAGTTTATCACTACTTTGAGTTCCATCTTTATTAATTTCTACAGTTTCTTTATAATTTTTAGTTAATGCTGTTTCTAAATTAGAATTAGTATTTTCTAAAGTACTATCACTATAAATATTATTAATTTTCTTATCAATATTATCTTTCTTATATTCATCAACAGTCATTTGTAATACAGTCAATGCTTTACGTGCATGATCCGATGATGCTTGTTTATTGAATAATAATTCATATGTTTCCGATTTATCCAAATCATATAAATTCCTATTTGTTAATAATCTTTCAGCATAATCCATAAATGATTCTTTTGATAATTTCTTGAGGTGTTCCAAACACGATTCCTCATTTCAATTTAAAATTTAAATCACTGACGTACAATCCCACTATTGTAGTCTCATCCCAAAAAGCAAAGATAGTACAGGTACTCTCTTTACAAAAACAACACCGTTTTTGTTCATAATGATTAATTAATCCTTCCAATCCATACCACTAATCATTTTGCTAATTTCACTTCTATGATCTTCAATCATATTTACTTGTCCAGCAATATATTTATCCTTAAAATTATCACTAACAACAGTTAAACCATTCCTATTTAAACAATATCTATTGTCAATCTGAGAAGTAGAACCATCTAATAATGCAAATGTTCCTTCACCAATTCTTGAAAGTAATCTTTCCATTTCTGAAGGTGTAAAATCTTGTGCTTCATTGATATATAAAATAGAATTTCTTAAACTTCTACCTTTAGCAAATTGAATAGGTAAAATTTCTAATTTATTATTCCTAAGTAAAATATCAGTTAAACTTGTTTCACCAGTTGAGTCACATAAAACTCCCATTAAAGGCTCAGTTTTCTCACTAATTCCACCTGGAATCGCAGGAAATTCTCTTCTATTTTTTGGAGGCGAATCACTTTTTACAAAATATAATTTATCAACTTTTTCTTTATCTAACATATGTAATGCCCAATGAATCATAAGGTACGATTTTCCTGATCCATATCGTGAGTCAGTAATTTTAACTTTTATATTATCATTTTGTAACATATGTATAAATGCTTTTTGATAAATATCTAATGGTGTAATCTTATTTACATATTTATTTGACAATGGTTTAATTTTAACTTCTTCAAAATACTTATTCCAAGTGAATAAATATTCATCATTAGATGTTGTATTATGTATAATTATATATTCATTAGGTTGAAAATTATATGAAAAATCATTAGGATTTTCAAGTAAATCAACATATTCTTGTTCAGTTAATATTAATTTTCTAATTCCATTATAAATTTCATCACTCTTATCATCACCATCAAATTTATCACATCTAATACCTAACAATCTACATTTTTGTCTGAATAGTAAGTCGTTACTTAAACCATAAATTTCAATTCCATTTTCTTTTCCAAATTCTTCATTACTAAAATATAAATTATTTAAAACACCAATAATCTTATTATCCATTGACAATTTATCAAAACTTAAAGGTAAAGTATATTCAAAGTTATTTTCTCTAACCACATATTCAATTTTATCTTGATTTGCTTCTATATCTCTACTTGCTTGTCTTGCTTTATATTTTTTACTTTCATCAAATGACATTTTATGATTATCTAGTTCATTTAAGACAAATCCACAAATAATAAATTTTGTGTTTGGGTTTTCTTTATATTTATTGAAAAGTTGAGAGGAGTGTGACATTAGGACGTTTGTATCTAAGAATATTTTTATTGTTTTATTATTTTGAATTGCTTCAATATTTAATTGTTTACTTTCACGTTCACTATCATCTTTCATAAAATCAATTCCTTTACGGAAAATTTTTGTTGCTTACTTGTTATTAATACTTATTACATTACTTATTAAGTATCATTCTTCTTATACATATCTCTTTTAACTATATCTGCCATGTAATCTGGAACCATTGGTTTTTTCCTACGTGATTTTTTCTTGCCACAAATGGTAGACAAGTCAGGGTACTTTCCCCTTTCCATTTTTAATATTTTTTTAGAGATTAACCATTCTTTTTCTTTTTGACTGATTTGTTTCAATGTTTAAATTAATTCT